AAGCTATAGCAGTAATCGAAAGTGGCTGGCAACATAACTCTCACATGGCAAGGACAAAAAATAACATCTTTGGCTTGATGGGCAAATCATTTAAAAGTGTTGACGAGTGTATCCACTACTGGTGCAAACTCTATAACAAAAGATATAAAGGCATGAGTATTGACGAGATGGCAAAGATATATTGCCCACCAAACAGTGAGAAGTGGGCGGAGAAAGTAAAAAGTATTATGAGGAGGTTGGAATGACAGAAACAGTGAGAGAAAAGCCTATAAAATGCGAACTTTATAGAGACAATTTTCAAAACTATAAAAGATACAGCATACCAAAGGCTCAATTAGTTATTGCAGATATACCATACAGAATAGGCGTTGATGCCTTTGCAAGCAATCCTAGCTGGTATGAGGGCGGAGACAATAAAAATGGAGAAAGTAAGCTAGCAAAGTCGTCATTTTTCAAAACAGATGAAACATTTAGAATAGCTGAATTTATGCACTTTTGCTCGAAAATGCTAATTAAAGAGCCGAAAGAAAGAAATAAAGCGCCTGCGATGATCGTGTTTTGCAGTTTTGAACAAATACCAACAGTTATTGAATATGGCAAAAAATATGGATTTAATAATAACTACCCGTTATTTTTTATTAAAAATTATTCGGCGCAGGTTTTAAAGGCTAATATGAAAATAGTAGGAGCTACGGAGCATGCAGTAGTTTTATATCGAGACAAGCTTCCTAAGTTTAGAAATGGCGGCGAAGTTGGAGAAGATGGACGCATAATCAAAGGAACTGGCGGAAGGATGATATATAACTGGTTTAATTGGGAACGAGACAGCTCAAAAGATTATCCAAAAATTCATCCAACACAAAAGCCTATTAAGCTATTAAAAGATCTAATATCGATATTTACCGATGAGGGCGATGTGGTTATAGATCCTGTCGCAGGAAGTGCTACGACATTAAGAGCAGCGTATGAATTAGGTAGAAGCTCATACGGATTTGAAGTTGAAAAGAAATTCTACGATGATGCAATCAATAAAATGTTAAAGAAAGAGGAGGATTAAATGAAACTATATGAACTAACAGAAAATTACAAAGTGTTGGTTGACATGCTTAACGATGAGGGCAGTGAATACTTAGACAGCGAAGCAATCAACAAAGAATTGGAAAACATCGGTGATGACATCGAAATTAAATCAGAAAATATTGTAAAGCTTGTAAAAAACTTTGAGGCTGAGGTTAAGGCTTTAAAGGATGAAGAAGACAGGCTTAAAGCTAAGAGACAAGCTACAAGTAAAAGAATTGACAGCTTAAAACAATATTTACAATTTAATTTAGAAAGATTAAATATCAAGAAACTACAAGCAGGGATCTTTGACTTAAGAATTCAAAAAAATCCAGATGCAGTAGTGATCACAGATGAAAATGTAATACCTGAAAACTTTAAAAAGTATGAAGTTAAATATGACAAGACAGCAATCAAAAACGCTTTAAAAGCTGGTGAAGTGGTTGCTGGTGCTGAATTAAAGTCATCGGAGGGATTAAGAATAAAATGAAAATAATTAAAGCAACAGAGATCACCAATCCACAAGGAACATATTTAATATATGGCAATCCAGGTGTTGGTAAAACATCGACGTTAAAGTACCTAGACGGCAAAACACTTGTAATCGATATTGATAAGACATCGCATGTTTTAAAGGGCTCTCAAAATATTGATATTTACAAGTTAGATACAGCGAACGCATGGCAAGACTGGGAAAACACGGTTATGGAAGTTGTCAAGATGGACTATGACAATATAGTCATAGACAATATTACAGAACTTGAGCGTGCATTTTTAGGACAGCTTGGCGGAGAGGGCAAGAATAACGGAGTACCATCAATGGCAAACTATCAACAAGTGCAGTTTAGACTGATTAGATCATTAAGATATTTAAAAAATGCTAATGCGAAAATAATACTAACAGCGTGGGAGACTACAGAGGATTTTACAGATGCAGATACAGGACAAACTTTTACAATGGCAATACCTGACATACAACGCAAGATCAGAAACAATGTAATGGGTCTATGCGATGTGGTTGCAAGGTTAGTAGTTAGCAAGGATACGGACGGCAATGTTACTAGAGGCTTTTATTTACAGCCAACAAGAACGATATTTGCCAAAAATCAATTAGACGATAGGATAGGATGTAGACAAGATGAATTATTTATTAAGAGACTACCAAAAACAGATGATAAGACAGGTCAAAGAGGAATACCTCAAGGGCAATAAACACATATTAGTAGTTGCTCCATGTGGTAGTGGCAAGAGCGTAGTAATAGGTCAGATACTTAGAGACTTAGAAAGCAAAGGCAACAAGGCACTATTTTTAGTGCATAGAAAAGAGCTAATCGAGCAAATGAAGAGATATACTCAAGGCAATAAGGCTGTTGACTTAATCACAGTACAGTCCATGGTGAGACGGCTAAATGACTACAGCAAAGATCATTACAATCTTATAGTAACAGATGAGAGCCATCACTCTATGGCTAAGAGCTATACCAAGATCTATGAATACTTTGACAAGGCTTATCGCTTAGGCTTTACAGCCACACCTATTAGGCTGGACGGACGAGGCCTAGGAGATGTTTATGATGCAATCGTCGAGGCTCCAAGTGTGCAGTACATGATTGATAATCACTACTTGAGCGACTTTAGATACTTTGCACCAGTTTTGATAGATACAAAAAAATTAAAAAAAGAGCGTGGCGAGTACTCAAACAAGTCTATTGACGAGCTATTGACAGCAAGGGTATATGGAGACGTTCTGTCGCACTATAAGAGGCTTGCTGAGAGCAAAAAGACAATCGTCTATACCAACACTATTCAAACGGCTGAAAACGTTGCCAAAGTCTTTATAAAAGCAGGCTACGAGGCAAAAGCTATACACTCTAAGATAAATAACAAAGATCGTGAGCAGATGGTCGATGATTTTAAGAGTGGCAAGCTTAATATATTAGTCAATGTCGACCTATTTGGCGAGGGCTTTGATGTACCTGATTGCGAGTGTGTAATACTACTAAGACCAACTACAAGCTTAGCCTTGCATGTACAACAGTCGATGAGGTCTATTAGATATAAAGAGGGCAAGACGGCTCTCATCATCGATCACGTGGCAAACTATATAAGGCACGGAAGACCAACTACAGTGCACGAATGGAGTTTAGAGACTACCAAAATAAAAGACAAGGAAAAAGTATTGACTGTTAAGTGTTGCCCTCAATGTGGATTTACTTATGAGAGTAAATATAGCAGATGCCCCAATTGTGGATATGAAGCACCAAAAAAGGAAGAAGAGACACTTATAATTGACAAGTCAGTCAATTTACAAGAAATAAAAGAAGAAGACGTTAAAAATATGTCAGACCTTTACAAGCTAGCTAAACAAAGAGGCTACAAAAAGGGCTGGGCATATTATCAAGGACTACAAAGAGGCTGGATCCATAGTGATCTACCTCAAATAAATATTATAAAAAGGAGATAATGTAAAATGTTAGAACTTAATTACAAGGATTTAGAATTTCAAACTGTTGAAAATGGTGTTTACGAGGGGCTTATTACAGGTTATGAGTATAAGGAAACTCAAAACGGCAGAAAGTATATCTCACTAAACATAGCTATTAGAAACGATATTGAGCAAAAATTTAAAAACTCAAATCTATTTTATAGTATCTGGACAACTCAAAAGCCAGATGTTAAAACTATTGAGGGATATGTTGCTTTTAATATAGCTACAGTTGCCAAGGCTTGTGGACTACCTGAAAAGATTGATGTATCAAGCTTAAACGAGTTGCTAGATTTATTTATTAAAAAGCCAGTAAGAGTTACAGTTGAGCAAGGTGAGTATAACGGCAAAATTTATGCAAATATAACTAAGATTGAGCAATCAACTTACACAATTATCAATCATAAATTTAAAACTGAAGAAGCTCCAGCAGGATTTGCTCCAGTAAGTAACAATGACATACCATTTTAGAAAATGCAATATGATTTAATTCCAAGCGAATTAAAATCTCTGAAGCGTTGGGGTGTATATAACATAGAAGTTGTCGATGGTAGGGAAACGAAAGTGCCCTACCAAGCAACTCAATATCACATCAAGGCAAGGACGAACGATCTATCCACATGGTCAAGCTTTGATGAAGCCTTGGAAGTGGTCGAATACTACGATGGCATGGCACTACTTTTAGGTGATGGACTGTTTGGAGTAGATTTAGATCACTGCGAGGCGGACATTGAAAAGTTTGAGATGGGAGAAGCTGACGGCATAGTGCATGAGTTTATTGACAAGCTTAGGAGCTATGCAGAGCTTAGTCCATCGGGCAAAGGTGTACACATAATCTGCAAAGGTCACTTGCCAGTCGGAGGCAGGCGTAAGGGCGATGTGGAGATGTACGACAAGGCAAGGTTTTTTACTATCACTGGAGATACACTCTATGATGCAGGCTTGAGATACTGCACGGAGGACATCAAAGGCTTACACAGTAAATATATCGGAGTAAGTCAAGCAAAAGCAGTAGAAGCAGTTAAAAGGCAAGAATTGCCGCCCGACTTAATCGCTGAGGCTGATGCTATAGTGCAAAGCTTAAAGAGTGATGAGCTATTTTTAGGTAACTACGAGACTTTAGGATATAAGAGTCAATCGGAGGCTGATTTAGCTCTATGTAACAAACTTGCCAAAGTTTGCGACTACGATGTAAGCATGATGGACTACTGTTTTAGGCAGTCGGGTCTATATCGTGAAAAGTGGGATAGAGACGATTATGCTGGTAAAACTCTTGCTCTTGCGACTGAAAATAAACTACCTAAGATATACTTAAATAGTAAGTTTAGGACGTACGACGACACAGGCAACGCTGAGAGATTTTATGACGCTTATAGAGATGACGCATACTATGTACCAGAATATAAGAGATGGGCATACTACGACGATAAGGCGAATAAATGGCGCTTAGATGACATGATAGTGGTCAAGCGTATGTTTGATAATGTGATTAAGAAAATGGCGGACGAAAAGACTGGCGATACTGATGCTCTAGCAAAACACATCAAATCATCGAGAGCCAGTACAAAAAAGAAAAACGCTCTCATCGAGGCACAGCACTTAATGCCAGCTAGTGCGGAGGATTTTGACAGCGACGTCAATTTATTTAATATTAAAAATGGATATATCAATCTAAAAAAATCGACCTTTGCAAGTCCAGATCAAAGCAAGCTTTTTATGCAGGTTGCTGGAGTCAGTTTTAATGCTGAGGCTAAATGCGAAAAGTGGCTTAAGTTTTTAGACGAGATCTTTTTAGGTGATCAAGATCTAATAAGATTTATCCAAAAGCTCTTAGGCTATAGTTTATCGGGTGATGTGACTGAGCAAAAGCTCTTTGTATTATATGGCATGGGTCAAAATGGTAAAAGCATATTTATTGAGATAATCAGAGCTATATTTGGTGACTATGCTTGTAATATGGACATTAAAAGCTTAATGGTACGTGGCAACAATACTGGTACATCTGACATTGCAAGGCTTAAAGGCAAACGCTTTATATCCACATCAGAAAACAATGATGGAGCGCGCTTAGATGAGGGCTTAGTAAAACAGCTTACAGGTGGAGACGTAATCACAGCAAGGCATTTATACTCATCGGAAATTGAGTTTACTCCACAAGGTACTATATGCATGGTGACTAACCACAGACCTATAGTCAGAGGCACAGATGACGGCATCTGGAGACGTATTGTATTAATACCATTTAAATATAAAATACCAGATGGCAAGGTAAATAAACACTTAAAAGCAGAATTAATGGCTGAGCTTGATGGCATCTTTAATTGGATACTTGAGGGCTCTAAACTCTACAAGGCTGAAGGACTGGACGTACCAGATGTGTGCAAGAGAGAGACGGAGGACTACAAGCTTGAAATGAATCCTATCGCAAGATTTATTGACGAACGCTGCAATGTTGGAGATGCGAATGTGTGTGTTAAGGCTAGTGATCTATATCTTAACTATACATCTTGGGCTAGTGCAGGAAATGAATATATAATGAGCCAACAAAAATTTGGCAGAGAAATTAATAAGGAATTTAGCAAGATAAAAAAGCCAGATGGGTTTTATTATCAATATATTGCTTTAAAGTAAACTATGCATGATTTGTGCATGATTTATGCATGATTTAACATGGCTACAAGTCGCTTATTTACTTAATGTTGCATATTCTGCATATTATTTTTTATAAAATAGAATAAAATAAAAAATAAAGTATATAGTATATATAAACGCTCGATTGTGCAGAAATAATATGCATATCATGCAGGCATCAGTAAAATCAATATATACAGCGACTGCATATCATGCATAATAATATGCATATCATGCATAAAAAAAGGAGTTGAAAAATGATAAATTTAAACAGTATTGAAGAACATCTTATGTATGAAGTTAAATTCTGCTATGGTGATGAGTTATACCATTCGGAATTAATGGAGGGAAGTGAGCTAATAGCAATGCTGCGACATGTACAATCTTATAATGCAAAGTATTATGGAATTAACGACAGGCTATTTAACTTAGACAATTATTACAATATAACTTGGAATGAAAGATGAACGAAGAAACTTTAATACAAAACAATATTAGGCTTGGCTGCAATGACTTAGCTGTACTCTTTAGAGCAAATGTGGGAATGTTTAAAGTCGGCGATAGATATATATCAACTGGACTGCCAAAAGGCTTTCCCGATTTATTTGGAATAAGAAAGTCAGATGGTAAGTTTATAGCGATAGAGGTTAAGACTAAGACAGGTAAGTTAAGAGCAGAACAGAAGTTATTGCTTAATATGCTTAAAGAGAACGGAGCTATAGCTGGAGTTGCTAGAAGTGTGGATGATGCGAGAGCGATAATTAACGGAGGTGCAGAATGTATCAAATAATTATTACTACAACGGACGAACATATTATAATACCAATCAAAGATGAAGAGGCAATTAAGATACTTGATGAAATTGATTATTCCAAATTAACTAAAACAGAGTTTTATGATGAAAAGTATACAGCAAATGATATTAAGAATTTATGTAGAGTGACAATCGAAAGAGATTTTAAACATGACAACTAAAGAGTATTTATTACAAGTCAAATATCTTGATGAGAAGATACAAGCAAACAAAGAAGCGCTTGATGCTTTAAAAGCTAAGCTTACCAATATCACTAGCAAGCTTGATGATGTTAAGGTGCAGTCATCTAATCAAGCAAACTTTGATGAGACTCTTGCTGATGTCATAGATACAGAGAGCAAGTTGACTAGAGACATGTGCAAGTATATTAATCTTAAGTATAAGATATTAAGCGAGATCAATGCGATGGAGAATAACACACTATCTGTAATATTGTTTAAAAGATATATACTTGGCAAGTCTCTTAATCAAATAGCTAAAGAGCTTAACTATAGCTATGATCATTTGAGACATCTACATTTAAAAGCTTTGCGAGAGTTTAGAAAAGGATAACACACAATAACACATTTACCTATGATATAATGTAAGTGGTTAAAGATAACCTAGACACAGAATCATTTCTTTTGAAGCACTAGAATTTGGCCTCCAGTGCTTCAATCACCATAGTGTGAAGTCATGACGTTCATAGAATCCTCCAGAAAGCATTGGATATATTATCCAGTGCTTTTCTTTTTACCCCCCCCTATATATTTATTAACCCCCGAGGTGATATTATTGAAACCTTTAAGACCTGATAAGTCGGGCACTCATCGTGTTGTATACGAGAGCAACAAGAAGAAAATACTTAAGACGCAAACTATTTGTGGAATATGTGGTAAGCCTGTCGACAAGTCTCTTAAGTACCCTGATCCACTTAGTCCATGTATTGATCACATTATTCCTGTGAGTAAAGGTGGTCATCCAAGTGACATTAATAACCTACAGCTGGCTCATTGGACTTGTAATAGACAGAAAAGTGATAAACTTTCTACTCAAGACACTAGGACTAAGCAGGTAACATCTAACAGGAACCTTGCATGGTCGCTTGATTGGACGAAATATAAAAACAGTTAAAAGATAACAATTAATTAGGTAGAGACATGGGGGCATACCTCCCCTCCTCCGCCTACGAAAGTCCTTCCGCCCGTTATTGTACATTTTTTCACACGGGGTGGACAGTGCCATACCCATACATAGATTTTTTATAAAGAAAGGAATGAGAATATTGATAAATAACAACTTAGACAAGCTTAGAAACAAGCTTAGTCGATATAAGAGACGTGTAGATCTACGATATAGTATATATGATGCTAAACATCAAGATGCAAACATCAGCTTCGTTATGCCGCCACAATTAAAGATGATATATCAAGCCACTCTCGGCTGGTGTGGTAAAGCCGTTGATGCTCTAGCTGATAGGCTTGCGTTTAAGAGATTTGACAATGACAACTATAAGTTAAATAAAATCTTTAACCTTAACAATCCTGATGTCTTTTTTGACAGTGCTATACTTTCTGCACTAATAGCTTCTTGCTCTTTTGTCTACATAAGTAAGGACGAAGAAGGTAAGGCAAGGCTACAAGTGATTGAAGCAAGTAATGCGACAGGTATCATTGACCCAATCACTGGACTATTAAAAGAGGGCTATGCAGTTCTTGAAAGAGATGAACAAGGAAATCCATTACAGGAAGCACACTTCTTGCCAAATATGACAGCCTACTACATAGATGGCAAAGCTATGGCAAGAATACCAAACCCAGCTGGCATACCACTCTTAGTGCCTATAATATACCGTCCTGATGCAGTAAGACCTTTTGGACATAGCAGAATATCAAGAACTTGCATGTATCTACAGGAACACGCTAAAAGAACACTTGAAAGAGCAGACGTCACTGCTGAATTTTACAGCTTCCCACAAAAATATGTAGTTGGTTTAAGCCCTGAAGCTGAAAGAGTGGATAAGTGGAAAGCTACGGTATCAAGCTTTTTAGCCTTTGACAAAGATATGGACGGAGACTCTCCTAAGCTTGGACAGTTTGCGCAGCCGTCGATGTCACCATTTACTGAGCAGTTAAAAACACTAGCATCGAGCTTTGCTGGAGAAACAGGTTTAACCCTTGACGACCTAGGTTTTGTTACTGAAAATCCATCAAGTGCCGAAGCGATTAAGGCAAGTCACGAGACTTTAAGAGTAACAGCTCGTAAGGCTCAAAGATGTTTTGGAAGCGGATTTTTAAATGTCGGCTATGTGGCAAGATGTGCTGAAGATGAATATCAATATAAACGCAATCAATTCTACTTAACTAAACCTAAGTGGTATCCAGTCTTTGAACCTGATATCTCAGCTCTATCAAATATAGGAGATGCGACTATAAAGATAAATCAAGCGGTTGAAGGTTACTTCGATAAAGATAAGCTTGACGATATGACAGGACTTGATATGTAATGGGAACTGTTGTATTCCTATGTGGCTTAATTGGAGCAGGCAAAACAACATACGCACAAAAACACTTTAAAGCTTTTACTGATTTAGACTATATGCCAGTGTTTTCAAGAAAGGCTGACCAAATAAGACTAAGTAAAAAATTATTAAAAACTAATGATGAAGTTTGTCACATAACTTGCTATCCAACAGAGGAAGAAGCAAGAGCTTTTAGAGGATATAAAAAGAGATTTGTTTTGATTGATACAGGACTTAAACAAGCGAAAACAAATATAATTATTAGAAATAGACAAAGGGATATGATGAACTTGAATAATGTACTTAAATCTAATGTAGATTTTATAAATAAATATAAAAATAGTAAAGTTAAATGGGAAGTAGTGAAGGTGTTTTAAATGGATGAGAAAAAAGATATAGTACCACAATTGATAGAAGCATTGAAAAGAGATTTTAACGATGTTATAGTAGACAATAAGATCATTGCTGATAAGTCTAAGAAGCTAGTAGCTGGTAAAGTTAATTTTAATGATGTTTATGATGTATCTCATGAAGTGGGTAACACATTAAAAAACGCTTTTAAGAATAATATTAAAAAAGATATTTTACCTAATGGCAAGATGTATTATAATATAGCTAATAGAATAGTAAAGCCTAAACTTAAAGAAGCTCATGACATTATAAGCTCTTATGGTGCAGATGTTCAAGGTTTAATTAACAAAAAAGAGGGTATAAATGTTAAGGGAGTAAAGGCAGAATTTAACGAAGAAAAGACCGATAACTTAGTCAATAAACTTTGTGAATATGATGATTATGATGATGCAAAGTGGCTGCTTGATGAGAATGTAAAAAACTATTGTAATCAAAGCGTTGACGAAACAATAAGAGCTAATGCTGATTTTTTAAGTGAATCAGGTTTTAAAGAGACTATATCACGCTCAACTAATGGCGGCTGCTGCGAATGGTGCGAAGAGGTATCGGGTGTTTTTGATTATGATTATGTAAAGCAATGGGTTATAGAAAATCCCGATCATAATGTGTTTAGTAGACATAGATATTGTAATTGTATTATAGGTCACAATACAGAAAAAGGCAGAAAAGTTGTAAATAATCAGTGGAATGAAGAAAAACATGAAAGGCAAAAAAGAAAAGAATTTTCTACGCCAAAAAATTATAAAAAATTTTATGAAGGTGAGCAAGTCAATAAGTATTTTGAAAAAGAATCAAAAATGCTATGGACTAAGGAAAACAACGAAGCGAGAGAAGCTTTCACTGAATACACTCAAAGTGGATATATTAACATTAACTCAGCCTTGAGAAATCGAAAAGAATTTATGAATAGCAATATACCATTTTATGCGAAGGAAAAAACTTTTCAGAACATAAAACACATGAAAAATTTCATTGATAAACAAGAACTTAAGGAAGATATTATAGTATATCGCTCTGTAGATAAAAGTGTCATCGAGAATCAAATAGGATCATTGACTGATTCTAAAGGTAAAATCTTTATTGAAAAAGCTTTCTCAAGCACTTCAGCACTTCAAGAACGTGCTAAAGGTTTTTATGCTGAAAATAAATCAATTTGCATTGAGTATCATATACCTAAAGGTAAAGGTAGAGGAGCTTATATAAATTCAGCAAGTGAATTTGAAGATATGGAGTATGAATTTCTTTTAAATACTGAAACGAAGGCTAAAATCGTAGGTTTTAAAAAAGAAAATGATATGGATGTAGTAATTATGGAGGCGTTGGACTATGAATTTGACTGATGAAAAAATTTTGAAATATATAAATGATGAATTTGGTGATGATTTAATAACGTGTGTAAAAGATGAAATGAAAGAATCAATAAAGCAATTTCTTATGAATTATCAGCCACTGGAAAATGAGGTAGATAAGCCAGCAGCTGATTATACAAAAGAAGACTTAGAGTTATTAAAACAAAGTTTTATAAAAACAACAACAGAAAAGCGTTTAGAGTTAGAAAATAGACATAATATATTATTTAGAGATGGAGGAAAGCTAATTCATATGTTATATAAAGCTATGACGGAAGAAGAGAGATATAAAATCTTGCGAATTAAACATGATGAAAATCAGCCGTTATTTGAAATTATTGAAGATTAAAAGCACATACAAACTGTGCTTTTTTTATTGTAAAAAAGGGGTGTGATCATGCCTAAGAAACTAGGAAATCAAAATCCCACTCAAAAGAAAGTAAATAAATATAGAAAATCTGAATATAAAAAAGCTATAGAGCTATATGAGAAATCTGGCAACAAGGTGCAGAAATGGCAAGAGCTTTTACTTAAAGACATCATGGCAAGGAACAAGGATGATTTGTGGGTTCACAGCAAGTTTGGCTACGCTGTACCAAGAAGAAATGGTAAGAGTGAAATTCTTTTAATTCGTGAGCTCTATGCTCTATTTAATGGTGAAAGGGTAAATCATACGGCTCATAGAACAAGTACATCTCATGAATCTTGGGAAAAGCTGTGTATGATACTTGATAAGTCGGGTGTGGAGTATGAATCGCTTAAGGCTAGAGGTCAAGAAAGAATTGAACTCACTGAAACTGGTGGACGTGTTGAGTTTAGAACGAGAACGTCAACTGGTGGACTTGGCCAAGGTTTTGACTTACTTATCATAGACGAAGCTCAGGAATACACAGATGATCAACTAACAGCTCTTAAGTATGTTGTAACAGATAGTGATAATCCTCAAACAATTATGTGTGGTACTCCACCGACTATGGTCTCGTCAGGAACAGTATTTACAAAGTATAGAGAATCCTGTCTAGCTGGTGGAGAAAGGAATGGCGGCTGGGCTGAGTGGTCGGTTGAAGCTCTTTCTGATATGCACGATAAGAGTTTATGGTATCTTACAAATCCATCTCTCGGCACTATCATCAAAGAAAGAAGCGTTGAGGATGAAATCGGCTCAGATGAGATTGATTTTAATATACAAAGGCTTGGCTGGTGGTCGACATATAATCAAAAGTCGGCTATATCTAAGCTTGACTGGGATGCTATAAAGACAGGAGAACTTCCTAAATTAAAGGGCAAGCTCTTTGCAGGTGTTAAATATGGGCAAGATGGTACTAATGTGGCTCTATCTATCGCAGTTAAGACTGATGATGATAAAGTCTTTTTTGAAGCTATTGATTGTCAATCACGTAGAAATGGGGATGCTTGGATACTTGAGTTTGTTAAGAAAGCTGATATTGAAGCACTTGTCATTGATGGACAAGTCGGTCAAGGAATACTTAAGGAAGAATTAAGACGAGCAAGGCTCATCAAGCCAATCTTACCAACAGTCAAGGAAATAGTGACAGCAAATGCACTCTTTGAACAGTCGATGTTTAACAAAGAGCTATTGCACATGGATCAAGCATCGATGACACAGGTTGCCACGAACACGCTCAAAAGAAATATCGGCTCAGCTGGTGGCTTTGGATACAAGGCAATCTTTGATGATATGGAAGTATCAATTCTTGACAGCGCTATCTTAGCCGTGTGGGCGTGCAAGTCACAAAGAGAGAAAAAAGTACAAAGAATTAGTTATTAGAAATTATTAAATACGTTATTAAGCAAAGACAAGTTATTACTTGTCTTTTTTTAATATAAAAATTACTCGCCGGAGGTAAAGCGGAGAAAGGAGTGTAATGATGGCAGAAGAATTTAAAGCTATAAGTACACAAGAAGAATTGAATGAAGTGATAAAAGAGAGGTTAGATCGTCAAAAGAGACAGTTTGAAACTCAAATTGAAGAGCTAAACTCAAAACTTGCTTCGCAAAACAAAGATCTTGAAACACTAAGAGCAAATTCTGAGGAAGTTGAAAAAATGAAAATAAGTCTTGAAAGAAAAGAGCTTAAAAGAAAGATAGCTATCGAAAATGACTTACCTTATGAGTTCGCAGAAAGACTTCAAGGTGAAGATGAAGAAAGCATCAGAAAAGATGCTGAAGAAATGGCAAAGTTTATTGCCAAGAATAGGTATGTGCCTCCCTTAAAGGACTTAGAACCAAAGGAAGAGGACGAAATGAAAAAGGCTTATAAAGGCCTATTATAAAATTTATTTAAAAAGGAGATTTTAAAAATGGCAGAAGTTTTATCAAAAGGAAAATTATTTGACCCAGTACTAGTTACTGACTTAATAAGCAAAGTACAAGGCAAGTCTTCACTTGCTAAACTATCTAAGCAAATACCACTTGCTTTCAATGGTAACAAAGAGTTTATATTCAATCTAGACTCTGACATTGACGTAGTAGCTGAAAATGGAAAGAAAGGTGTTGGTGGAGTATCACTCGATCCAATCGTAATGCTACCTATCAAAGTTGAGTATGGCGCTAGAATATCAGACGAGTTTATGTATGCTTCAGATGAAGAAAAAATAAACATATTAAAGGCTTTCAACGATGGCTTTGCTAAGAAGCTTGCTAGAGGTCTTGACATTATGGCACTACATGGACTAAACCCTAGAACTAAGGCAGCTTCAACAGTAATCGGTGACAACTGCTTTGATAAGAAAGTTACTCAAACTGTAACATTCGATGGAAAAGATGCAGACGGAGCTATAGAAAACGCAGTAAACACTGTTGAAGCAGCAGATGGTGAAGTATCAGGCTTAGCTATAGACCCAAGCTTTAGAGCTATCTTAGCTAAGACTACTACAGATGCTGAAGGTAAAGGTGTAAGACTATATCCTGAACTAAGATATGGTGGAAATCCTGATTCTATCAATGGTCTAGCTTTAGATGTCAACAAAACTGTATCAGCTGAAACAACAAGCAAAGCTTATGTTGGTGATTTTGCTGAAATGTTTAGATGGGGTTATGCTAAGAATATCATGTTTGAAACAATTGAGTTCGGTGACCCTGATAACACTGGCAAAGACCTTAAGGGATATAACCAAATCTACTTAAGAGCTGAAGCTTATCTAGGTTGGGGCATTTTAGTACCTGAACACTTTGCAATCGTTAAGCAAGGTGCTTAATTATGTATTACAAAAATACAAAAACGGGGGCTATCTTCTTTAGCTCCCTACCTGTAACAGGTAAGAACATCGAAGAAGTAAAGGAAGAAAAAAAAGAAGTAAAGAAAGAAGTTAAGAAGCCTACAAAGAAAGGTGATTAGTATGCTAGTTAGCATCGATGACTTAATCAAACTATTTAGACCACTACAAGCTGATGAGGTTGAGAAAGCTAATAGCTTAATAGAGACAGTTATATCTGACTTAAAAGTGAAGGCGAAAAAAGTTGATATGGATCTCGATGAATTATCAAAAGATAATGACTATCACAATGTCTTAAAGTCAGTAGTATGTGACATAGTTGGACGTGCTTTGATGACATCTACAGATCAAGAGCCCATGGTGCAATCATCTGAATCTGCTCTAGGTTACTCTTGGAGTGGTACATTTCTTGTACCAGGCGGTGGACTATTTATCAAAAAAGACGAACTTAAAAGGCTTGGACTTTTGAAGCAAAGATATGGGGTGATTGACTTTTATGAAAATCCATGGAATAGAGATCACCTTAATTGATAAGGTAGAAACTGGTAGAGACGACTTTAACAGTCCAGTCTATGAAGACAAGGAAATTAAAGTCCAAGATGTTATAGTTGGTCGCCCTGAAAGTGAAGACGTGGTCAATGCTCTAAACCTTTATGGTAAGAGAACTGAATACATCCTCGGCATTCCTAAAGGTGATACTCATGAGTGGGAAGACAGAGAAGTTATCATCTTTGGAAAGAGATACAGGACTTTTGGACACATCATCGAAGGTATAGAAGACTTAGTACCTCTTAGGTGGCACAAGAAGATAAGGGTTGAGAGACTATGAAAAAAGTAGAATTTAAACTAAATCGTGAAGGTGTAAGACAGCTCTTAAACTCATCTGAGATGGTTGACATCATGGAAGAGTACGGCTCTCAAGCACTTGCAAGATGTGACAGTGGTTACAATTATTCGGTAAGTGCAGGAACTGGTAAGACTAGAGCTCATGCAAATATAAGAGCTGATGACTACAAGGCTTATTATCACAATCTTAAAACTAATACTTTAATAAAGGCTATAAAATGATGGTAGAGAAAATAGTTATTGATTATTTAAACAAAAATCTTGACGTGCCTGTATATGCTGAACATCAAAGGACGGAGCCTAAGAGCTTTGTGCTTGTTGAGCGTGTGGGTAGTGCAAGAAACAATTTAATAGATCGTGCAAGTTTAGCCATCCAGTCATACGCTGAAAGTATGCAAAAGGCGGCTGAACTTAACGAGAAAGTGAAAAGTGCAATGTATGAGATAGTTAAGCTTGATGAGATAGGCTCATCTAAGCTTGACAGCGACTACAATTACACTGACACAGAAACAAAGCAATATAGATATCAAGCGATTTTTGATATCTATTTTTAATTTTAAAATAAAGGAGTGAAATACATGGCAAACGTTAACAATGTGACATACGGTAAGCCAAAGATAGGTGGAGCTATCGCAGTTGGAGCTTTAACAGCTAAACTACCAACTGATGCAAAGACTGCACTTGATGCAAGTTTTAAAGAATTAGGTTATGTATCTGAAGACGGACTTACAAACGCAAACTCACCTGATTCTGATAAGATTAAAGCTTGGGGTGGTGATACTGTTTTAGTAGTAGCTAGTGAAAAGCCTGATACTTTCACATTCAAACTTATTGAGATATTGAATGTGGATGTTTTAAAAACTGTCTATGGCGAAGACAATGTAACAGGAACTTTAAAAGAGGGCATCAAAGTCACAGCAAACTCAAAGGAACTTGAACCTCATGCTTTTGCTATAGACATGATATTAAAAGGCGGAGTTTTAAAGAGAATTGTAATTCCAAATGGTGCTATATCTGAAATCGGTGACATAGAATACAAAGATGATGACGCAGCAGGCTTTGAATTAACTGTCGAAGCACTACCTGATGAAGCTGGTAATACGCACTACGAATATATTATAGGTAAGTAAAATGATAAAAGGTAAATTAAAAAATGGTTTTAAGTATGAAATCAACGAAAAAGCACTAGAAAGCTATGAATTTGTTGAAGCTTTGAATGAAGTTGAAGCAAAACCTTATAAGGCGCCTATCATCTTAGAAATGATAATAGGTAAAAAAGGCGTTGAAGAACTTAAAGAGCTACTTAAGGAAGATGGCTATACACCTATTGACAAGATGAACGAAGCCTTTGAGGAGATTATCGAAAATACTGCTCAATTAAAAAAATCATAGTCCTTGCTGGGATGATTAAGCTTGATGAAGATGCTCTTATCTGTGATTTAGCAGAAACTTATGGGATACATGACTATAGATCATATCCACTTGGCTACATAGCCACGCTTGCACACGGACTAAGAGATTCATCAAGAATTAAAATGAAGCTAGAAGGTCAAGAGTTAAATTTAGAATTGCTTCTCCTAGCAGGTATCCACGATAGACTTACCCTACTACTCTACTCAAATACAGAGGACGCTAGAAAAGGTAAGAATTACCCTAAACTTATCATGGATACTTTAAAAAATAAAGATAATGACGTATTGACCTTTAGCTCCAGTGAGGACTTTGAAAGAATGAGAGGTGAGATAATTGGCAGAAGCGACACTAGGTAAAGCGTATGTACAGATCATACCATCTGCAGAAGGCATAAGCGGGAAATTACAAAACCTCGTATCAGGCGAAGCAGGAAATGCAGGCTCACTTGGTGGTGCTGCTTTAGGTAAAAACTTAATCGGCATGGCTGGTAAATTTATTAAAGTTGGTGCCATTGCTAAGCTTGTCAAGGATTCGCTCGGCGAAGGTGCTAAGCTTCAACAGTCAATGGGTGGGATTGAAACACTTTTCAAAGATAGCTCGGACAAGATGAAGAAGTTCGCATCTGAAGCCTTTAGAACTGTCGGAGTAAGTGCAAACGAGTACATGGAGAATGTTACTTCTTTCTCGGCTGGACTTATAGCTTCGGTCGGTGGAGACACAGAAAAAGCAGCAAATATCGCAAATATGGCAATGATTGACATGGGCGATAATGCGAACAAGATGGGTTCGTCTATGGAAAGTATACAAAATGCGTATCAGGGCTTTGCAAAACAAAATTATACGATGCTGGATAACCTTAAACTCGGCTATGGCGGAACAAAAAGTGAAATGGAAAGACTACTTGCAGATGCTGAGAAAATAAGCGGAGTACATTATGACATCTCAAACTTATCTGACGTGTACGAAGCTATACATCAAATACAAGGCAAGCTTGAAATCACAGGAACTACGGCTTTAGAAACAGCGACAACTCTATCTGGATCTATGGCTTCGATGAAGGCAAGTTTTACTGACCTTTTAGGAGCAATATCCACTGGTGGAGATGTGGGTACAGCTCTTGGCAACTTAGGACAGACGATTTCAACATTCTTGTTTAGCAACTTAATACCAATGTTATTTAATATAGTTAAATCAATACCTGCAGGCATAATCGGCTTCTTCACGGAGTTTATACCTCAATTTGTAGAAACGGCGGTAAATGCCATCACTTCTTGGGGTCAAGGCTTTGTTGAAGGCCTTCCTCAACTTCAAGAAAAGATAGGCGAGCTTTGGGAAAACGCAAAGACTTTCATCACTGAAAAGCTACCTGAGTGGGTAGAAAAAGGCGGAGAAATGCTTTCAAACTTAATTCAAGGCTTCGCTGAAAAACTACCTGAGTGGAGAGACAAAATCGTTGAACTTGCGAAAAATGGTATTGACTACTTAGTTGAAAACTTGCCACAATGGATTGAAAAAGGCGGTCAATTTATCGTAAACTTAGTAACTGGCTTAGTTAGTAAAATACCTGAATTTTTATCAAAACTTGGTGAGTTCTTAGGTAAAGCACTTGCCTTTATCGGACAAAACTTACCACAATGGCTTGCTAAGGGTGTTGAACTTCTTGGTCACTTACTAAAAGGTATAGTAAAAATGACACCTAAGATATTATTAACCATAGGTAAGCTTTTATTACAACTTATCGGCAAATTGCTTGAAGGACTTCCTAAATTCTTAAAAGCTGGTGCTGACTTTATCGGCAAAGTAATTGAAGGTTTGATGTCCATGCTTGGCAACTTACTTACAGGTGCTGGAGATATTGCAAATCAAGCAATCGATGCAATAAAAGGGGTATTCGAGGGTGCTTTTGATATAGGAAAAAACTTAGTCGAAGGTATCTGGAATGGCATCAAATCTGTTGGTGGTTGGCTTAAAGATAAAGTCGGAGGCTTCTTTGGCGGTATCATTGGTGGAGCTAAAAAAGTTCTTGGTATACACTCACCATCTACAGTCACTTATGATATGGGTAGGAACTTAAACATAGGACTTGCTAATGGTATCAGTGGAAATCTTTCGCCAGTGGATAAGGCTATGGATGAGCTTGAAGCCTCGGCTACTAGAGACTTGTCGGGCGCACTCGCATATCAAGCTGACTTTACAAGTAAGAGATTTAACGCTAAGAGTTTTGTTAAGGACGATAAAGAGAAGAATCCTATGATGCTAAACTTGACGCTTGCTGGAAAGAATTTTAAAGCCTTTGTTGATGACGTATCAAAGGTACAAGATCAAAAGATTAACCTAGAACTAGCTTATTAAGGAGTGTGAGAGATGAGAGCGAAAAGCAGATGCGCCATTGAGTTTGATGGCATAATTATAGACAACGAAATAAAAGACTACATGACGATTAACATTGAAGGAAGACAACTTTTAACTCATACCCTTGATACAGCTGATATTGCTGGACGTATAGGAGATGTAATTACAGCATCTAAAGTACCAGCAAGGGACATCAAGGTGTATTTTTTATTAAAAGCTGGACGTAACAAAGAATTTTTGGAAAAGATAAAAAGGCTAACTGAAATACTCTACACAAACAAAGAAGTCAAGTTTAGATTTAATGATGAAGAGGGTTACAGAATTGGTCAAGTGACTAGTTTTGAAGACCCGCCTTATGACCAAAACACAGGAATAGGAAGCTACACTATACACTGTAGTGATCCATTCATATACTTTGAAGAAAGAGAAAGCACAGGTAAGATGCCTAGGCTTAAATACAGAAAATATCCTGTAAAGATTGAGAGTATCACAGCTAAGTTAAGTGTAGGAAGCAAAGCGATTGTGAGAAATGTCACTCAAGGTACTAAGATTATCTTAAACGGTAATTTTACAGCTGGACAAGAGCTTGTAATCACGGATGAAGCTATTACCATCAACGGACAAAATGCACTTACTATGCTTGACTATGTGGAGAGTGACTATCACGACTTTAAGATATACTCTGAAGATGAGATTATTGCTGAAGGTCTTAGTGGTCTTAAAATTAAGTATAGGGAGCGTGCTTTATGATATATTTATTTGATAAGGGGCTTAATACTATATGTAGCACAAAGCCTAAGGAAGTAAGGGAGCTTACTCAAGATGATGAGCTTAAAGGTCTTATCACAGCAAACGCTACTGTAGTGTATAAAAAAGGCTATGAAGATGCAAGCTACTTTGGATATAAGAGCAAGAACAAGTTTAATATTTTTAAGATAAGAAAAGTGACAAAGGAAGATGGGTCTATCAGCTTTGATGGTATCCATCTTTTTTTTGATGACTTGGTCGGTAGAGTTGTAAGAGATATTAGAAATCAAAACACTACCCCCGCCCTTGTTGTTGAAAAAATAATTGCAGGCAGTGGCTGGCATGTTGCAGCGAACAATGCTACGACCACAGCTAGCGAAAACTACTACTATGTATCAGCTCTTGAAGCGTTTAATCGTGCAGTTGAGACTTGGGATTTTGAGTACAGCTTTGACATAAGCTTTAAAGATGGCAAGATCTATGATAAGAAAATCTACATCTATGATAAGCTATCTAAAGATTATGGCAAATGGTATGAGTACGGAGATAAGCTTATAAGTGTAGTCGCCGAGACGTCTACGGACGACTTATGTACGGCATATATCGGACGTGGCAAGGGTTTACCAAAGACGGATGAAGAAAAGCAAGAGACGGGCGGCTTTGAAAGAAAGTTAAGTTTTAAGGATATTGCATACAAAAACAAGCCTATTGGTCAAGATTATATTGAGATTAAAAAAGCTACTGAACTCTTTGGCTACCCTGATGGTACTCCAAAGATAGGGGTAGTTGAGTTTAGCGATATTGAAGATGCGACTGAACTTGCTAAGGCTACGTATGAGTATGCGCTTGAAAATGCTAGACCAAAAGTAGAGCTTAGAGCCACAGCACTTGAAGACCAAAGTGTTGAGCTTGGTGAGACTGTGACTATTAAGCGCAAGGATATGGATATTGCATATAAAACGAGAGTGTTTAAGATACACAAAGACATCTTAGCTGACAAGGTTACTAACTTTGAATTTGGTGACAAGGTTACAGTAAGTCAAGGACAAAGGCTCAAGGCTCAAGCTTATGAGCAAAGAAAGAGGCAAAAAGAAGTCAACGCTTATATCGATAATATAAGAGACGAGATCACAGCAAGCTACTTTAATGACGGTGCATACAACTATGATTTAAAGATTAGCAATGAGTACGGCTTACCTGCTGGATACTACTCTTTTGACAAGCCTATAGACAAGAATCCTACAAAGGTTGTATATATGGGTGCTGGTAAGATGCTTATAGCAAACTCTAAAAAGCCTGACAGCTCTTGGGACTGGAGAACGGCTCTCACTGCTGACGGTGTGGTTGCTGATGAGGTAGTTGGTACGCTTGGTAAGTATGCAAAGATAAATGCGGCTCAAATCAACGTCAATAATAATTTTTTTGACAGCGACTTAGGTAAGCAGTTTAAAATACTTGACGGTAAGATAGTTGATGAGACTGGCAAGGTTAGAGACGACTTAAAGCTTATTGATGGCAAGATTACAAGGCTTGACGGCAAAGTGGTCAAGCAAGACGTTATGTATAATAACATAAAAATTACACAGGCAAAGGGGCTACAGGTCTTGGATAACTATAATCGTGAGCGTGTGCAGCTTGGTAACTGGGCATCTGGTCGTTATGGACTTAAGCTTAGTGATAAGAGTGGAAATATCACAGTACTTGATGATGAGGGCATATTGCAATCTTGGCAGGACTCTCAAACTGATAATGTTGACCGAGGTTATCCACTGGAATTGCACATCTATATACCTAGAGAAACTAAGAGGATATACAAGGCAAGCTTAAACATATACCTTGACGACTTTAGAGCTTATCAAAGAGGTAACACTTATGAACAAAAGAAATATGCTACATCTGACAGTGGTGGAGGTGACTACACATCGACTGACAGCGGTGGTGGTAGTTATGGAACTACGCATGGTCTCGATGATGTTGAAGGTGGACAAATAACGCTGCCTGTATGGGGCTTTGAAGGTAAAACAATAGGTGAAACTGGATCTTTTTATCATACGACAAGGCATGAACATAAGCTAAGCATTAGTGATCACAGACATAGGGTGGATTTGCCTGATCATAGACACGAGTTTGAAATACCTGGTCACACGCAC